AGATACCGCCATACAGTTAGATACAAAGATATTACCAAAGTCACTACATTAGAATTAGATAGTTCTAAATTAACAAACGCACAATGGACTAGATGTGTAGTATATAAAGCATTAGCGGAATATATTTATCCTATCCTGACTAAATGGAAAGATCCGCAAGGTGGAGATGGACAAGATGCGTTTCAAGTACAATTAAATTTTTACAGATCAAAATATTCAGAGGAGTTCCAAGCCGTATTGCGTGATGGCGTAGAATATGACGAAGATGGAGATGCTTCTGTATCAGCAAGTGAAAAAGAGCCTATTCATCATTTAAGATTAGTTAGATAATGGTCGCTACCATTACGGCTAAAGATAATTCTATAGCAGTCAAAAAATCACTGCTAAAAGTTTCCCAAAGAGTACCGAAGGCTATTAAAAAAGCACTGGCTAACGCTGCTGCATTTGAGATTGGTGCTATCAAGAAAAGAACACTCCAAAAAGGAATAGATTATAGAGGAAATGCTTTTGCTCCCTATTCACCTAGATATAAAAGAGCCGCAGTTAAACAATCAGGGGTAGTGGATCTTAAAGACACTGGTCAAATGTTCAGTTCCTTGACTAGTAAGATAACACCAAGTAAAGGAGAGTTGTTCTTTAGATTAGCAGATGCAAATAAGAAAGCATTTTTCCATGATGAAGCAGGAGCAGGTAGAAAAAAGGTTAAAAGAGAGTTCTTTAGTATTTCCAAAGATGAAGAAGTAAAGATTGAAAAGATATTCTTTTCTGTGCTAGAAAAGGAGTTGAAATTATGAGTTTACGAGAAGATATAGCAGCTAATATTATCAGTACCTTAGATGCGGTCACATCCCCTATTGAATTAAAGAAGATTACCAGAGAGCCAATCAATCCTCAGGAAGATTTAGCTGATCCTCAGTTCCCTGCTATTTATGTCACTACTGGAGATGAAACAAGAGAAGATTTTGCATTAGGAGATTATGCAGCAGGTAAAAGATCAGGAACAATAGATTATGTTCTTGTAGGGTATGTTAAAGGCACAGATAGTAATTTAGATACTAAACGCAATCAGCTTATAGAAGTTATTGAAGAAACTCTAGATACAGACAGAACTAGAGGTGGTAATGCCAAAGAAACAAAAATAGTAGAGATTTCATCTGACGAAGGTACATTATATCCTTTGGGTGGAATAAGAATTGTGGTAAGGGTATTCTATGAATTTGTTAGAGGTACATCATAATGGCTAAACGAATTAAACTAGTTATGCCAAGTGGAAATGACATCATTGAGATTTGGGATAATGAGATAGACAAATTTCTAGCTAAAGGATATAAACTTGAGCAAGAAAAAAAATCTACTAGATCATCTAAGAAAAAAGATGTAGAAGTAGATGAACAACAACAAACAAATGAAGGAGTAAGCGAATGGCAACCCATGTCGGAACAAGCGGAGTAGTCAAAGTAGGAGCAAATGCAGTTGCGGAAGTGACTGGTTTTACTATTGATGAAACAAATGACACAGTTGAAGATACTACCCTTACAGATACTGCTAAGAGTTATATTGCATTAAGAAAAGATGCTACAGGAACTATTGAGTGTCATTGGGATGAAACAGATACTACTGGTCAAACTGCATTAGCGGTAGGATCATCAGTGACTTTAAATCTATATCCTGAAGGTGCAGATAGTGGTGACTTGTACTACACTGGCACTGCATTAGTGACTGGCGTATCTCAGAATGTATCTATGGACGGAGTTATTGCTAGAACAATAACAGTTCAATTCTCAGGCGGCGTAAGCACAACAACTGTATAATTTATAAATGCCAAAAAAGGATTACCTTGAAGGTGCTATCTCACACTTTAAACACCAAGAGATAAAAATTATAGAAGTTGAAGAATGGAACTTAACTGGTGAAGATGCCATTTATGTTAAACCATTCACGCTGCTTGAAAAATCTGAAATATTCAAAGGATCAAACGATAGTGATCTCACAGTATTAGTAGATGTTATTATTAAGAAAGCAGAAACAAAAGATGGTGAGAGAATGTTTGATCTTGAGAGTAAGATTAAAATGAAGAAGTTTGTTGATCCTGATATTATAGGCAGGGTAGCAGGACAAATCATGGGAACAATCCCATCTTCAGACACCTTAAAAAAAAACTAAATTCTGATCCTGATTACAGGTTTCATTTTTTCCTAGCAGAAAAACTACATAAAACTATTGGAGAACTAATGCAAATGCCAGTAGAGGAATTTAACTCATGGGCAGCATATTATAATCTCAAACACGAAGAAGAACAAAAAGCATTGAATAAACAAAAGATGCAAGGTAAAAGAAGATAATGACTAAACAACTCAATATTGACATTATCGCAAAAGACAAAACGAAAAGAGCCTTAACAGGAGTACAAAATAGGCTCAACTCAGTAAAATCATCAGTATTTAGTTTAAAAGGTGCATTAATAGGTATTGGTGCAGGTGCAGCTATAAGATCATTTGTTAATGTAGGTAAAGAAGTTGAGAGCCTACAAGTTAGATTTAAGTTTTTATTTGGATCAGTAGAAGAAGGTGCAGTTGCATTTGATAATCTTACAAAGTTTGCAGGTAAAGTACCATTCTCTTTAGAGGAAATATCTAGGGCATCAGGCAATCTAGCGGTTGTAGCTGATGATGCTAATGATCTTAATAGAATATTAGAAATCACTGGTAATGTAGCAGCAGTCACAGGATTAGATTTTGAAACCACATCTAGCCAAATTCAAAGAGCCTTTTCAGGTGGTATTGGTGCTGCTGATTTATTTAGAGAAAGAGGTGTTAGAGCCTTATTAGGTTTCCAAGCAGGTGCTAAAGTCACTGCAGAAGAAACAGTAGAAAAATTTGAAGAACTATTTGCAGGAGATGGAAGATTTGCTAATGCCACTAAAGATTTAGCTACAACTCTTGAAGGTACTATCTCAATGATTGGAGATAAGTATTTTAATTTTCAAAAAGACGTAGCAGAAGGATTTTTTGATGAATTAAAAAAAGAGTTTGGTGATCTTAATAAATTCTTAGAAGAAAATGAAGAGCAGATAAAAGATATAGCAACTGCTATTGGTCAAAACTTTGCAGGAGCAATTCAAAAAACATCATCTACCATAAAGGGAATAGCACCTGCCGTTAAGACTGTTGCAGATGCTTTAGGTACAACCATTGATGGGTTTAAATCACTGCCAACTTTTGTTCAAGAAGCAGGAATTATATCTGTACTTTTATTTGGTAAAAAGGGAGTGATTGCTTTTGGTGCATTATCTTTTTTAGTGGGAGAGATTAAAGATTTAGTTGATGATATTGCTGATAAAGATATAGCCAAAAATTTAATTGCTGCTTTTCAAACAGGTGAGATTGATAAATACAAACTTAAACTTGAAGAAGTAGATATTATTCTTGGGTTTTTGCAAGGTAAGGGAACATTAGGAGCGAAAGCAAAAAGAGAAAATGATGCATTAATAGAACAATTCACACAGTTAAGAAATCAAATATTAATGTTTGAGGAAAGCCTTGAATTAGCATCTCAGCAAGGAAGTGCGTATGCAAATGTAATAACAACAGTAAACAAAGAATTAGATAAGAATAATAAAACTACTGAGAAAGCAGTATCTTTACAAAAAATATTAAATGATTCATTAGCTGAATTAACTAAAAGAGGTCAAGAAAACTTATTAAGAATTAGAGAAGAATTTAATCCATTATTTGCTATCCGTAATCAGCAAGAAGAAGAAATAAAAGAATTAAATATTGCCTATAATAGAAAGCTATTAGACTTAGAAGAATATCAAAAGTTAAGACAACAAATAGAAGAAAAATACTCAAAACAAACTGCTGAAAGTGCATTTGAATTATTAAAGAAGGGTAGATTATCAGAGTTAGAATTTGAAAAATTAACACAAGAAGAAAAGAAAGAAATATTAACTGGTGCAGGTAGAGATATATTAGGCAACTTATCTAAATTTAATAAAGAAGCATTTAGGTTAAATCAGGCATTAGCAATTGGTGATGCTATTATGAGTACCGCTCAAGGTGTTGCCGCAGGTTTAAAAAAGGGTTTCCCTGTAGGCTACATTGAAGCTGCTATTACTGCTGCCAAAGGTGCTGCACAAATTGCAGCAATTAGATCCGCACCTCCACCAAGAGCCTTAGGTGGTAGCGTGACTGCAGGACAACCTTATATTGTGGGTGAACAAGGTAGAGAGGTTATGATTCCTTCTACTAATGGCACTATTGTATCTAATGATCAATTAAACAAAGGAACAGTAGTCAATGTTAATATTATGGCTAATGACACAGAAGGATTTGATAATTTATTAGTTAAACGTAGAAGTACGATTGTTAATGTGATAAATGATGCACTTAACAGTCAAGGGAAGGAAGCATTAATTTAATGAGTGGCACATATCCAACATCACCAACATTTAAGGCATTAGGATTTAGTTCTGAACAAAAAACAATCACATCTACTACTGACAGTGGTAAGATGTTTAGCGTTCAAGTGGATGGTCAAAGATGGAAGTTCTCAGCTTCATATGCACCCATGGGAAGAACTAAATTTGCTCCTGTCTATGCATTTATAATTAAACAAAGAAGTCAAAAAGAAACATTCCAAATAGTTCCACCTGTTATCTCTAGTGCCAGAGGTCATGAAGTAAATAATGTTGCAGTCAATGGAGCACATACCGCAGGTGATACAACCATAGCAGTAGACGGACACCATAATAATTCAGCAGGTGCTTTTTTAGCAGGTGATTTAATTAAATTTGGTAGCCATAGCAAAGTCTATATGATTGTTGAAGATGTAAATCCATCAGGGAACGCATCTACATTAACGATAGAGCCACCACTACGAGAAAACTTAGCTGATGACGCAACAATCACTTATGACAATGTTCCATTTACAGTAAGACTAACTAATGACATTCAGCAATTTAATACTGACGATATAGACCTATATAAATTTGAAGTTGATTTCATAGAGGCATTGTAATGGCTAGGGGATTATCTAGTGCTTTAAAAACTGAATTAGCAAATCAAAATATTAAGCCTATTCTTTTAGTAGAAATACTATTCCCAACACCACAAAGAATTACAAATCACTACAAAGACATAACTCATAATTCTAATAGTTATACTGCAAGTGGGCATTTATTATCTATTACCAATAAGGCAGAAAGTGCTGAAATAAATGTTTCTAATTTTACAGTTAATCTATCAGCAGTAGATGGTGCATTTACATCTATTATTTTAAATAACAATGTAGCCAATGATATTGTCAATATTGATATTGGATTATTAAATAGCACAGATGCTTTAATTGATACTTACAACTATGACAAAGGTTATATTGAGAGTTTTAGAATAGACACAGATAAAGGATTAATATCCCTAATCTGTACTTCTCATTTTTCAGATTTTAGTAGAATAGCAGGTAGAAGAACAAACGAAGGAAGCCAACAAAGACTATTTGCTACTGATAGAGGATTTGAATTTTCAGGACAAACAATTCAAGATATTAAATGGGGAAGGTCTTGATTGAAGTTATTGAGTTCCTAAAAAAATTTAAAGAATATCAAGAACACTCTAACCAAGATTTAAAACAACATTTACAACCAAGTTTTACTCTAAACCAATATAAGATATTTAAAGATAAAGAAATTATAGGTTTTATTAATTGGGCGTTTCTTAATGATATACAAAAAACAAAATTTATAAATCATGCAATCATAGACCAAACTAATTGGAATTGTGGTAATAATTTATGTGTTGCCAATTTTGTATGTAGCCAAAATATAAAGGATATGGTTAATTGGTGTAAAGATTTTGCTAGAAATCTAAAGTATGATAAAGAAATAGTCTGGGTAAAAGCATTTAGAAACAATAAAATTATTAGGGTAAATAAACAATGGCAGAGATAATCAAACCAATACAAGAGGCAGTACAAAAAGTAATATCTTGGTTTATTGATATCCCAGAAATTCCAGATTTACCACAAGTAGAGGAAATCAGAGGAACTTTAGTTAATAAACAATCTAACAACGCACAAATCCCTGTAGTTTATGGTGAGAGATTACTTGGGGGAACTAGAGTATTTGTTGAAACAAGCGGAACTGATAATACTTATCTTTACATGGCTTTAGTGCTATGTGAAGGTGAAATTAATGCAGTCACAGAAATTCAAGTCAATGATGAAACAGTCACATTTAGTGGTGGATTTGCTAATGGTACAGAAATTACTTCTAATGATAGTAATTATGGAACAACTGTTAAAGCACAACCTTTTTATGGTGCAGATGACCAATCAGCTTCAAGTTTATTATCAACACTTACAAATTGGGGTAGTAATCACAAATTATCTGGAATTTGTTATGTAGCTTTTAGATTTACATGGGATGCAGATAAATATTCAGGTATTCCCAATATTAAAGTAAAAGTTCAAGGTAAAAAGATTTCTATCTTTGATGGGAGTAGTAATGAAACCACAGGACAATATTCTACTAATCCTGCATTTGTCTTATTAGATTTTTTAAGAAATGAAAGATATGGAAAAGGTATTCCATTGACAGAAATTGATGTGCCTAGCTTTTATACTGCCTCAACAATAGCAGATACAACAGTCACTTATTACACAGGAACAACAGGCAAATTATTTGAATGTAATGCAGTCTTAAATACTAATAAGAAAATATTAGATAACGTTAAAACTCTTTTAAGAGGTATGAGAGGATTATTACCTTATGTTCAAGGTGAATATAAACTTTTAATAGAAAGCACAGGCACTGCAACCTTTACGTTAAATGAAGATATTATTATAGGTGGTGTTAAATTAGAAAGTGAAAGAAAAGATCAAAAATATAATCGTGTCTTAGTAAACTTTGTTAATCCTGAAAAGGGATATCAAGCAGATACTATCGTTTATGATACAGACCATGCCACACTAAAGACTGCTGATGGCGGTTTCTTACAAGAAGGAAATGTCACTTTAGATACAATTAACTCACCCTATCAGGCACACGAATTTGGAAAAATTGTTCTTCAAAGAAGTAGAAACAATTTGAAGCTAGGACTTACTGTTAATTATGAAGCATTAGATTTAGCAATAGGTGATATTGTGAATGTTAGTTCAACAATATTGGGAATGACAAATAA